TCTGCAAGATACTGTTCTGCTTTTGCCTTCGGAAGGTTACCTACATCAATATAGAATATCCTTCTTTCTGGAGCTCTTGATATCCTATAGATAACAAGTGCATCTTCCATCATCTTTAACTGGTTAGCTGCTTTCAATCCTTTGTGCATATAACCGATGATGTTTCGTCTTTGTGCATCCATCATTCCAGATGTACAATAAACGATTGCATCTGGAGATATCTTCAAGGTTTGTGAACCTTGCCCTACCATGTAATTCTTTTCAAAACCACCTTGGTTATAGGTATAGTATTCGTCAACCTTGTCGATAACCTCGATACCTTGTGCATTCTTTTTCTTCTGCACTTCCCTAACCTTTTTAACTTGGAGAGGGTCTATCATTCTGAGACCAACAATACCCTTTTTAGTGTTCTTGCTGTCTACAAGTAAATGGAAGTACATTCTTCCATCTACATACCACTTTCTGAATATTTCAGAAGAGGTTTGGTTGAATCTCAGAAGTCGTAAGACCTCTGTAAATTCATCCCTTATTTTGGAACGAATTGAATCTGAAAATTTAGTTGCATCTAAGTTTATACCAACTTGGGCATCTAAATCGTTGTTAGAGATTGCTTCTTGGACGATATCATCAATTGCCATGTCAACTTCTGGAATGAGTGACATTTGTCTGTACCGAATTATTAAATCCTGTTCAGACTTAACACCACCTTCCATGTCAACGAATTGACCAGATGATAATCCACCACCTACTGCATAACCACCCTGTCCTATCTCTAGAACTTGAGCTCCATCGTCATTAATAGGTGCAACGAAGGATTGTGCGTTATCCTCGTCAGACTTTCTCTTTATTTCAAATCCAAATATTTCCATAATATATATTTATAACACTTGAGAAGAACTCTATTAAAGAGTTCTTTCCCAATGTGAATAACTGAATGTTACATCAAAAGACTGAATTTCATCAGCAGTATCATAACTTAAATCAATTTGATTTAATGTTTGAGGGTACATATTGTACAACTCATATGTTGCAATAATACTGTCATCTCTGTTTAACTGAGAAATTGTTGCTCTTGAAACTAAATAGTCTAAATCTGTTGCACCAACACCACTATCTAATTCTTGTATGCTTTCCATCCATTGTTCTACAGCTGTTCTGCTAGTAAAGTTTACATCGTTAATAATAGTAACAGTCCAATCTTCGAAAGTTCTATCTCCAGCAATCTTTAATTTGTGACCTCTAAAAGGTACTTCGACCACTGGAAGTGATGAGCCAGGAATTGCGGCAGTTTTGCACATAAATTCAATGTTCTCACCCATTCGAGGAATAAAGACTCTGAATCTATTAGAACGAACACCACCAGCTATTAACTGGGACTTAAATTCATCTATAGTTGCCATGTCTTACTCCTTAGTTTCCATATTGGGTATTAGTTGCACCATATACTTCTTCAAACTCTACACCAGACCTAGCTGCAACGAAGTTTAGTGTAATGAAGTTGATGCTTCTATTAGGTTTAACGAAAATAGACGCTTGGAATTGATTTGCATCCACAACTGATTGTGGGTTATTTGTGTCATCACAAACAACTTGGAAATCTACTATTCCTCGTCTCCCTTTCACTTGTCTTAAGAAAGGTTCAATCGTTGCTCTAAATTGAGCTCTTGTAAATGCATCGTTAAATTCGAATAATTGGAATTTAGCTGCAGTTGCGATTGCTTTCTCCATAACAATGAATAATCTTCTAACATTAATTCTGTCAAATGCACTTGCACTAGAAAGAAGTGTTTTATCTCCAAACAAACATGTCCCTTGGCCAGGGAATGTCACTATTGGATTTACTCTCTTTCTATATAGTAAGTCTCTTTCTGCTTGGTTTGGATTAAAAGACAATTTAGTAATTCCTAAGATTTGTCCTCTGTTAAATCCAGCAGGTGAGAACCATGCATCCCTATCAGCGTCAGTTCTTGCCATGACACCAGCTGTATGTGAACATGCTGGTACATAACAGTAGTTATCAGTATACTTATCGTATTGATAACACCATGCACTGTCTAATACTCCATATGAAGATGAAGTTAGGGTATTTGCAAATGTTTCAATTGATGATGCTTCTAAACCAGAGTTGTTTACACAATCTGCTTTTCTTGGTGAAATGATTGCCATACAATCTTTTCTTGCTTCACAAATTTGAATTAGGTTATTTGCTTGAGTGGTTGCTTCTGATAAGGTATTGACCGCTGCACCAGACGCGTATCCACTTAGTGGGCCTGATATCATGAAGTCAACATCTTGTGTTTCTGCATCTCCAAAAAATCCACTGTATGCACTGAATTTTGCACCAGAAGATAATGGATATCCATCTGCACCATTACTCATGGATGCAGTGATTGGTAAATTTGATGCTGGTCTTGTAAAATCTGCACCAGCAGCTGCAAAGGTTGACCCTGCGTCTGAGGCACTTGAATCGTGGTTTGTCCAGAAGATGTAGTTTGAGTTGTATCTTATTTTATCAACATAGTAGTTTGAATTACCATCTGAATCTTTAGCATCGGATGCCAATGAAAGACCTTCAAAGATTTCAAGAATTTCGCCAGGTATACCTGTAATCTTTCCATCTTCGTCTAAAACAACAATATGCACTTCATCAAATTGAGTATTGTTTGCTTCTGCATCTGGAGAAGTGCCAGGCGCTTTTGTAAAACTTCCAGCAAATTCCCATGCTCTTGCTATATCTGCACCATTAGCTGGTAAAGCAAGTAGACCTTGGTTTGGGTCTCCGATAAGACCAAATGTTAAAGTATTAGCGTTGATTGCAGAGATTTTGTAATTATCAGTTTGACCTTCAAATCTTATGATATCTCCTACTTGGAATTTTGTTCCATCTGCTACTACTATATTTTTATCATCTAGTGCAATACTGGTGTCATTTACTGCATCATCAATATTTTGATTAAATGCATTTGAACCTATACACATAGATACTTTCAAACTATTACCGAGAGAACCTACACATCTAGCTGCAAAGTTACCAGCACTTGATGGTGCTGAACCACTGTGGTAGTTTACTTCATAGTAGTGTGTTGAGTTTTTAATTAGTAATCCAGCTGAACCAGTCGTTGCGTTTAACATTTGCCCAGTTTGACCTGCGGCAATTGCGTTGTGCGCACGAACTACTTTTAAGTTATTTCCATACTTTAAAAAGTTTGCAGCTGAGTAAAAGTGTTCTTTCTTCCCTAAAACAGTATTGTAACCATCGCTACCTGCTTCTTTAGGTTCTCCAAACACTGATACTAAATCTTTCTCAGATGTAATAGTTCTAACTTCATCAACTGGGCCCCAACTAAATTCACCAGCAAATGCACCAATACTTGATGAAACTGCTGGAACTACATTTGTAACATCGATTTCTCTGACTTGTACGCCAGGTGATACTTGAAATGCCATTTTAGTTTTCTCCCATAAAAAGTTTTCTATTCTGACTGAACCACATATTTTGTTGTTCGTCCATAGTATTTAGTATTTCTTTGATTTTAAAAAGTCCCATAATCATCGTTATCATCTACGACAGACCATACATCTCCACCTTCTGTAAAGGTATTTGTATTTCTACCACTATCTATGATACCTATTGGGACTATATCATCCTCGATTTCTTTTTGTTTTTCTGCATATAACATAGATTTCAAATCTGCACTTGACATATCTTTAAACAATGGTGTACTAACAAACCATGCAAACATGACACAATTCATTACCATATCGTCATGACAACCACCATCTGCCTGCCAAGATTGTCCTTTTGATACGAAAGTTGCAAACTCTTGTATGGTATCTGTATCTCTTATATAGAGTTTTTTCTCTTCCATAATCTCTCTAAGAGCTGCACATCCTTGTGCTTTGACCTTCTTGGTCATTCTAACTCCTATTCCATCTGCCTTGACCGAACTAGTCATGAACATATTTTCATATTCTAATTCATAATATAACTCTCTACAGACCATTGCACCTTGGTTATTATTCTCTACAATGATAAGTGCATCGTTATATAACTTACCATATTTTGCACATATATCTGGTAATAACATAGGAGATATCATATTATCTCTAAATGTACATACTTGTTCAAATAAATTACCATTATGTATATCAAATATAGTAAATGTAGAATAGTCTAATCCTTTACCTTCTGCAACATCTACAGTCATTATATACTCATGATGTGGTTTAGGTTTCTTATATACTCTTACTTGACCATATAATTCTTGAGGAGATTCAGATACTAGACCCAAAATTATATTAGATGGTATTAATGTTCTCCCTGTCCCCAGAAAAGAATTACCAAATTCTTGTTCAAATTGTAACTCAGATGTATTTGCAATGGTAGTTTCTTTCCACTTTTCGTCTCGGCCTGGCACATCATACCAGTTAACTTGGTAGTTTGCAAACTCATTTGAGTTCGTAACCGATGCTTCCCAGATACGATGGAACATATTACCTACTCCATTTGCAGTAGATGTAATAATAACCTTTGAGTTTTTACCAGAGGTAATTACTGGATATGTACCAGTATAGAATGGTTCTGCATTTTCTACAAAGGCAAACTCATCAAGATAAAGAAGATTAACAGATAAACCACGAATCGATGATGTTGTAGTTGCAGATGCAAGTATTCTAGAATTGTTTTCAAAATCAATACTTCCTTTGTTTAGTGCTTTAGTGCCTGGCTGTAAAAAGAATGGTACATTCTCTAACATAGTTGTTATACGAGATAACATTTCTCTTGCTGTTGCACCCTTATTGGCAAGAATTGCAACTGTTTGTTCTGGATGGAACAGTAAGTACCAAAGTAAATAGGCACAAACTGTAATTGATTTTCCACTTTGTCTACAGGCAAGGACAATGTTAAACCTGTTATCATTAAAGTGATTAATAAGATTTTCTTGATATTCATATAATTTAAATGGGACTAATCCCTCGTCTAGTGATATAATTTTGATATATTTACCAATAAAATAAGCTGGGTCACGAGTACATCTTAAATACTCTTGAACCTTTTCGTCATCCCATTCTTCGGTAATCCCTGCTCTTTTTACTTGAGAGTTACCTAGATATCCTTCATTCTTTGGTTTCGGCATTTGAATTCTTCAATAGTTTCTGCAATTCAGCAGTTGACCCCACAAACAGATTTTGATTTGTTGTTTGGTGTTTAGGTCTTTCATCCTCTAAATCGTCCATCATCTTCTGTATTTGTAGTAATTTTTCAGAAGTTTCGGATACTGTTTTAATTAACTGTCCTGCGACCTCATAGGTTCGCGGATGTTCACTTTCTTTTGCAAGGTCTAGGATACCCTCAATTGCATCCTGTCCTCTCTCTACAAGCCCATACAGAGTGTTTCTGGTGTACTTATAGTCTATCTGTTGCTCACCTTTCCTCTCTGCAAACTGACCTTTTTCATTTCTAGGAACGAGTTGTTTGTTAGTTTCTTTGACTACTTCTTCTGCTTCATTGTTGATATCTAGAAGGTCATCTAGTCTTTCTTCTATAGTTTGTTTCATAATTAAATATTTGACTTATCTGTATTGTAATCGAAGTCGTTTCCTTCAAAAAAGTTTATTGTTTCAGTTATATTTAGTGGACTTGTTTCTGGACTTGCATTGGTAGGATTAGGTACTTGTTTAATTTCACTTTGTCTACCAGCATTTACATCTACTTGACCATCGTCTGTAATGTATGTTCTTGCACGAACATCTCTAATAATTTCAGATGATGATATAGAACCATATAGATATGTTTTCATTTCAAAGTTCAATGTCCATGTAATTACTCTTCTAGATTGGAAGTCTCCTTCATATTCATCGGTATAAGATACATCTTGAAGTACAATAGGTACATCTCTTTTTTCAGAAGTGTTTGGTACTGTAGTCATTGTAACTGTAAAATCTGGTGTAAAAAATGGTAGAATTTGTTCTACAATTTGTAATGCATCTTCGGTATTCTTTGATAAGACATATAAACCAAAGTTTATATTGTAAGGAACTGGTGCAAACTGTGTTCTCAAAACAGTATTATCACCACTATCTTGTAGTTTATATTGTTTTAATTTACCAAGTTTTCTTTCTGCATCATATGTTAATCCTG